CAGATCAACTAGATATGAAGATTGCTGTAGATAGTTTTGGTAGGCGCGGAGTGCCTGCTGCACAACGTCTGGAGAGAAAAGCAGTAAAAACGTTAATACGAGATATGAACGCTGAAGCTCAAAAGTTGACAGACGAGCAAAGACAGCTACCGCTCGCGCAACAAGAAAGCATTATTGCTGCCAATCTGGCGAGTAGATACGACAAAGACAAACTTGTTGGCCTAGAGGCAGCATTGGATCAACACGGAAAGTATCTAAGAAGCGTGTTTGGATCGCGGGGAACAGATAGATATGACTCAGCACTTGAGCAGTATTTACAAGAATTCCCTCATTTGAACTCGAACTTGTTCACTGAAAATGTTGCACCAAACTACTAATGGCGACACAAGAAGAGTTTATACAGGCTTTAATATCTAGGCTTCAGCCTCAAGGTACGCCTGCTGCTCCAACGCAGTTTGACCAACCCGAAAATCTACCGCCTACACAATTTGCGGCTCAACCGTTTTCAATAGGTCAGCCTCAAGCCGGTAGCCTTGCAGCAGGGTTTGTGCAAGATCAGGCTCCAGCACAACCCTTGATGCCACCTCCTACGCCAGAAGAGCAAGAACGTTTAAACATTTTTGGCGCAGCAGATAGGGCATTCCTTCCTCCACCCCAGCCAGCTTCGGATGAAAGTCAAAACTACTTCATGCAAGTGGGCCGTGGGTTGGGTCGTGGGTTCGCGCAAAGTGGATTGACCCTAGGACAAGGTTTGTTCGCTACAGCCGATGCTGTCACCAATGTTGCTGGCTATGAAGATGCGATAGACCCAGAGACCAGCGAGTTTCTTAAAGGCTTAAATGAAGCTAGAGAAATCGTCGGGTATGAAGAAGGCGCTGTAGGCAAGATGGCTGAAGTCATAGGCAGCATGGGCACCTTGATTATACCGGGGCTAGGCGTTGCGGGAGCAGCAAGGGGCGCGTTGGCAGCGCAAGCGGCTGGCAGGGTAGAAGCAGCCAGAAGGTTGAAGAATCTAGGATACGGATTGCGCGGCCTGACGGGCGTTGTGGCTTCAGGCACTGGTGCTGGCACCGCGAACCAAATGTTGGAGGCGTATGCCAAGGCTGGGAATGACGTTACTAACGCACAACGTAACCTGTCTACAGCCTTTGGTTTAGGTATTGGCCTTACAGAATTACTGCCACTAGAAATTCTGTTACGAGGTATACCCGCCTCACTGGGTAGAAACGTAACAAATAGGTATGCGGTCAGGGCGGCACAAAACATTACCAATGCTGGTGCCGAAGGCGGTCAGGAAGCTGTCGCAGGCATCATGCAGGAGCTTGCAGCGCAAGGTAACTATAACCCCGACCAGCCGATAGGTGATTCGGCGTTAGCTGACTTTGGTTACGGGTCTGCCGCTGGCTCCATCATTGATGGCTTGCTAGGCAAGAAGTTCCGATTACCCAAGACTGAAAAGGCGCTGTCCGAGGATTACCAGAAGACAGAGGCACTGCAACCCCTCACCGAAGAAGAGCTTTCTGAGATACAGCGCAAAGAAGAAGACATTGCGTATTATGACGATGAAGGTAATCAGCAGGGCGGTCAGGTCGTAGGGTTCGATGATGACACTGTGACGCTATCTGTTGATGATGATCTCATCACCCTGCCTCGAAATCAGATGCCAGACCCAGACACAGGCAACTCCTTTGCATCTGATGCCGATTTGCTTACACCCCGATTCAAGATAGACGGTGAAGAAATAGGCGCAATGACTTTGCCTGATGTCGTTGATCTCAGGAACAAAGAGCTTTTGCCGGATACGCTACGAGCAGAGGTAGATGCAGGCAACATAAGCCTAGAAAAAGCTATCGAGATGGCTAAGACCGATGACCAGCAACTCGTAGCCACCGTAACGCCTGACAAGAAATATCGCATCAAGGCGCTCACGCAAGAAATCAATCGTCGTGATCCAGAGTTCAACGCTTCTCTTTCAGAGGAAGCAGCAGACCAACAGTCTAGGGCAGCAGCCGGGGTCGATATAGATAGCGGTGAGTTCGGTGATGACCTAGATGCCAGTTTAAACGCAAGGGTAAGCCCATCGCTTACAGACACGGTTGTTGGTCGGACAGTTGGCGGGACTGTTGATCCGAGCATAGTCGGCAAAGATGCGCTCGATAAAGCGTTTAAAGCTGCTGGTGTCTCCAAGAAAGACCGAGCCACCTATTACGAGGAAGTCGAAGCAAGTCCAGACGCTGCATTCGATAGTCTTAGTCAGGAACAAGTCGTTGGGCTTCTCGAAAGGGCATCAAGGCACAAAGAACGCAAAGCTGAAGAGAAGAGGGCGCAGAAAGAGCGAGAGGCACAAGCGGCTACAGAAGAGCAGATTCAGCTTAAAGCGCAAGAGATAGAAGCTGCAAAACAACAAACGGTAGTTACACCAACGACAGGAGATCAAGCCACTGTCGTTGCAGAAGAGATTGCCGAGACTATCGAAGAGGCTCCTGCACAGCCTGCCCTCACAGAGAAACAACAAACTAGAGCAGCTAAGTTCCGTAAACGTCTGGCTGATGCAGAAACACCAATAGACCGTATAAACGCTGCGGTGAGCATGATAACCCGTGGTCAAACAGATAATAATCCCGAATTGATTGCTGAAGGCGAGGCGGCGTTACGCGCAGCCGAAGCCGAAGGATTTACGATTCAAGAAGGAACGAGAAAAGGAGACACACGAACTTACAATGAAGACACAAACGCAGGCTTAACTAGAAGGGTATCTCGACAAAATACTCCTAATGACGGCGACATTGAAACAATAGAGAGCGTTCAAAAAGTAGGAATAATAAAAGATGGACGGTTGGTTCAAGTTTCACAAGCAACTACTAGTTATAAATCTCCACAACCAGAAGAAACACAAATAACCCCAGAGCCAGAGGTTGTAGTAGAAGAAGCACCTGCGCCCGTAGGCTTTCAATCTAAAACTGTTGAGGACTCTAAGCCACGATATAGAAATGTAACGCCTGTATTTAACTCTTTGCTCGATAAAGCTCTGTACATAGTAGGCAACCCTAAGAGCAAATCTAAAGCCGATGAGCAGGTAATGGGTGAGCTTAGGTCATTCTTGCAGCAAAAAGCGCCCGATTTAGAAGATGCAAACATCCGTAGACTAGGGATGGCTGTACGAGATAATGTCAAGTATCAAGGCGAAATAGCTCGGAAAGCGGAACGATCAAGTTTCGAGGTGCAAGAGCAGGTATTGCCTGACGTTGACCTTTCTTCTCCAGACTTAATCGAATCAATACTAGATCGCTATCAAAAGCCAGCGGCTGATACCGAGCCTACTGCGTCTAAGCCTGTAAAGCCCACACTCCCCAAGACAGAACAGGTTGTTGCAACTCCGAAAGAAAAAGCAGATCTGAGAGAAGCCATAGGCGTGATGGCTGGCGATAACGCGAAAGCAATAAAGCTAGGAACCGAAGCATATCAACGCCGTCGAGATCAGGGTGAGAGCCACGAAGAAGCATTAGATGCGTTTGCACAAGATCCAGACTTTCAAGACGCTGCTTTAGACTTTGCCCGTAGAGAGCAGGGTGCAGAGCAAGTATCTCCGGGGCCGGTGGTCGGAATCGCTGGCACACAAACAGCCCCCGGCGTTCCGGGCATGTTGGTTCAAAAGCAAGGGCCACCGATTGACATCAACACAATCCGACGAATCAGGAAGATTGTTAACGATGTAGCGCCCACATCAGATCTTGTTGTAGCCAGCCAGTTATATGGTCAGGTGGTCGATAGAGATGGCGATGTGCAATACGTCATCAACGGCAACGAGGTTAATTACGAGCAGGCTCTTGGTCTCCAGATGGGCAACATCGTCGGCGTATCTGTAGCGCCAGATGCCGTGATAGACCCAGAAAATAGGGCTTATCACGAGGCCACACACTTCCTTGTCAACAATGGCTTTATAACAGAGCCAGAGATGAGGTCGCTGATCGCTAACATCCCAAGGCTAGAGCAGATCGTCCTCGAACATCTGGGCCAGAAGCGATATAAAGAAGCTATGTCGGGCAATGAGTTCCAGAAGTTCAACGAGCTAATTGCATATGGATCAGCTCTATACAACAGGGGCTTAGATATAGATGGCAAGGTGCCAAAAGAGTTTAACCCTGCGCTACGCCGCATCTTCGCCAAGATTGCTAGACTGTTTAAACAGCTTAGATCCAACTTTACTGGTGAATTTGTACCAATGGAGGTGGAGCAGGTCTTCGAGCAGATCCGTCAAGGTAGAACAGGACGCAGAGCGCCAGACCCACAGGCTACACAGCGCGTCAAACAGGCGATGCTTAAAGAAGATCCAACGGGTCTGAGCGCAGCGACACCTCTGTTTGTTATAAAGCAAGGCCCAGTTGCAGCTAGTTCATCCTTTGAAAACTTCAGAGGTGAAGTTCCCGCCAGACCAGCATTCAAGTCTGCGATGAAGACCAAGTTAGAAGGCATGACAGGCCAGAAGAAGCTGCCTGATGCTTGGGGAAGGGTTGAAGGCAATCGGGTGGTAGGCGCGTTGTCTGGCGTGAAAGTAGAAGAATGGAACGATTCAAACATAGAGGCATTCCTTACCAGCTTGCCTCCAGATAAATCAGTAAGCGGTCAAGAGCTTCTGGATTATTTCAACGACATCGAGCAAGTCGTTGAGATAGTTGTATATGGCTCTCCGCTTGGGCCTAAGAACGACTCAGACTCAGAGATAAAGTATCGTTCCGCTATACAAGAGGATCGTAATAACCAAGGTTACATAGCGACAGCTAACGATGCGATGACTTCTTTGCGAACTGGAAAAGGCAAAGACGTTGTAAATGCAATGCAAGTAGCAAATCTAACCCGCAAAGAGGTTCCAAACAAAGACGATATAAATCCTGCATATCCACCTGATGTTGTCGATGCCCTAGAGAGCTACGCCGAAGCACTTAAAAAGCAAGATGCTTCATTTGACGATTTGCCTGACCCGATCCAAGAAAAGCAAAGGCTCATTACCGCATTGCAAAAATCGTTTAAACGAGATGGCACTTCATTGGATCAAAAGGCTTTCGGACTTACCTTGGTAGAAGCAAGCGTTAAGCCGGGATTCCAGTTTACTAGGGAGGCGGGTGAAATGCTTCCTGCTGGATTTAGTATGGACGATGGTGATTTGCCATTACAGAGAGGGGCGGGAACGGGTAGCGCATACGGAACCGAGATATCCGATATACCTAACTTTTATTTCGCATGGACGACGATGGGCGGTAGGGCGATCTCAGCAGGTTCCCCTCGTAGCGGGATGAATTTACAGCAAGACTACGGATATAGAGAAATAATAATCGCAGCGCCAAGTATGGCGGGTGATGGAACTTATCACAGTCACTTTCCTGACATTCGCAATCCAATAATGCACATGCGTCTTGCCGATATTATTTTAGAGAACGGCGAGTCTGTATTGGTGATCGAGGAAATACAGTCTGATGTTCATCAGGGTGCAGCAGAACTAATGAAGCGAATGGCTGCAAAGAAGTTGTTTGAGGATGGCGCAATATCAGATAGCAGATTCAAGTTTCTGAACAGAGACCAAAAGAACTTAGTAAGAGAAGCTGCCTCTCAATTTAAAGATGATGTGTACGGCAAGGTATTTCCTAACCTGCCTCTCAAGAATGAAAATCAGCGGATAGCTTTTGCCATGCAGCAGATTACACGCATGGCAATAAACGGTGGGTATGACCATATCGCTGTGAGCAATAGCGAGCTACAAGTAGAGCGTTATAAAGACGAATACAAGGCTGCTATTGATGGCTTGGTGATGACGCAAGTTGCAGATGTCGGCGTGGATTCTGACGCTTTTGGTGTCCTCGCTGGGCAGGAAAATGTTTTTGCTGTCAATACAGAGCAAGGAACATTCGAGGTATCAGAGACAGATGTTCGTATGGAGCTAGAGTCTTTGATTGAGCAGGACATATTAGCGCCTGCGTTTCCAGATCCATTTACTGGCTCTTTCCCTACACAAGAACAACTCACTGGCGAGGTCGCACCACAGGAAATCCAACGAGACCAAGAGGCTATAGATCAGGCTAAGGAAAATTCAGAAGACTCAGCAAGGAAAAGCGTAGCTCAAATTCTTGCTTTTGCTGCACAAAGAGGAAACCTGTCAGGATTCAGGGCTGCTTCTGCAAGGGCGGCAGATGCTGCATTGCAAGAAACAGTCGATGTAGACGGGTTGGATGCGATTAAGCTGGCGTTTATGAAGGCGCTTCTCAAAGCTAACCCAGATATGCCTTCGTCATGGCTTGCCACCTACACAACACCCGTTGTTGGCATGAATAATCAAGGCCAAACAGTCAGAGGTAATTTTCAAAGACAGACAATCGAGCTAGGCAATCAAGGCGTTACAAGATCTGGCAACCCAAGGCTAGATGATTGGTTGGGTGAAGATGTTGCTCTGTTAGTCCGTAATGACCTACAAAATCCAGAAACTGTATCAGACCAATTTGCTTCTCGAAATTTTGTGCAGTTTATACAAAACAAAATTGCACAATCTCAAACACAAAAAGAACGTTTAAACGCTGGAGACAACGAACTTACATCTTATCAAAGGTCTGAGGCTGAGTTGATGGATGTGGACAGCATTCAAAGGTCGGTCAACAGATTTACAGGCGCGATAGATGTGCCTGTTGGCGGTGGATTCGATAACGTGTACGACGAAAAGATACCCAGAGCTTTAGAGTCTGCGTTAGCTAGTCTAATTTCTACATCGAAAAGCCAACTCAAATCTAAGCGTCGAAGCGTAAGGCAAGATAATGAGGGCCAGCGCCTTTATCTAGGGTCGGGTCACTCGTTAGCTGCCGATATTGATGAGCAAGGTAGCCAAATATCAGCCGAGTTGTCTGATGAGATTCTTATAGAAGAGTCTCAAATCGTGTCTGCCGATCAAGTGCAGTCAATGCCTCAAAGAGCGAGGTATGTGGGAGATGAATTTACAACGGAAGGTCAGGCGTTAGCGCAGGCAATAGGAGAAGACCCTTCAATGTTGCAGTTGGTGGGGGAGCAGGCTCAAGTAGATCCTGATACACCAGATCTTGCTGTTGAGGCGGAAGACGTGAGCCAGCGTTTTATGATCCCTGTATCTAACAGCCGTAATGCTTTGCGCGTTTACACGCTCACCCCGGAGATGGAAGCCTCGCCCAAAGTCCTCCAGCCTAGTGATATTTACTTCGCCAAATTGCAGAACGAAAGGGCCGAGGTGACTAATCACGGCACTGAGCAGCTACGCGGTGTGGCTAAGAACGCTAGGCAAAAGGCAGTCGATTACATCAACGGCATGCCATTCTTTAACACGCTTAAAGGATTGCCACAGAAGCGGGAGTTTTACCTAGAGCGAGCGAAGTATCTTGGCGTGGTACAAGCATCCTCTGAGATAGGCACTGTGCTGCGTGACGAGATAGGCAATCAGTTCTTATTCAGGAAGGGTGACAAGAACAGGGGCGCTACAGAGACCCTGAGAACGTCGATTTTTAATTACATGACCACAGGTGACGCATCACAAGAACAAGCGTTACTGGAGCAGCTAGAAGCCTTAGACCCTAGGGCCGCTAAAGCCTCTGCAAAAGCTAAGGATATGATCGAAAGCCTAGGCTTGCAGATGGTGCAGAATGGTTTGATGGCACCCAAGACATTCTACGAGAATCGTAGGTCTTATCTGCCTCGAATATACCTCAAGCACCTATTACAAGATCCGAATCCAGAACGCTTTGGCTATCTGAAGAGAAGGAACGAGGAGCTTACGCCAGAAGATCAAGAGGCTCTGGGTGTCATCAACGAGCTAGACCCTGCATTCCTTGTGTCGCAAGCCATACAAAGACCGATCAGAGATCTACAGTTTATAGAGTTTATGAACTCGATAGCGGGTAACAACGCTTGGACGGTAGAAGATGACGTTCTGATGGTGAAGTACACAGACGTTAATGGTAATGAACAAGAGCAGAGTGGTTTATATTTGCTGGATCAAGTGGCAACGCTGCGTCAGATAGCTGATGCGGTAGAAGCAGCCGATCCAAACAAGGCAGCAACCTTGCGGCGACAGGCGGAAGAGCTAGATCAAACGGTGATTAAGACATTCACCGAGCGCGACATCATGGAGTATTACAACGAGCCTAACCGGGATGTAACCGGGGACACTCAGGGTTATGGTGCTGCGTTTAAACGAGTTCCAAGAGGTAAGCAGTATGGCATGTTGTCTGGCAGGCTTGTCAGATCAGAGATATACGACAACGTAATCTCATCTGGATTCATGTTGAACCTTGGCGATCAGTCATACGTCAATATAGGTAGTAAAGGCAGGAAGCTGACCGCTATCTGGAAGACCATCAAGGTGCCTCTCAACCCACCCACGATTGCGCGTAACACGTTCAGTAACGCGATCCTTATCCATCTATCGGGTGTCCCATTCTACCGTGTGTTGCCACGCATGATTGAAGCCACCCGCGAGATAGTTGCTTACAACAACGGCGACTTCGCTAATGCCAAGCACTATCAAGAGATGCTGGCTCGTGGTGTAAAGCAGTCATCGTTTACAGATCAAGAGCTTGTCGCCATGCAAGATGACATGCTCGACTTCTTAAAGTCTGTAGATGCAAAAGACTTAGGGTTGTTTGGCTGGTTGAAGCTCAACACATGGCAGCGGTTGGCACAGAAGGCCAGTAATATCTATCAAGGCATTGAGGTGGTGGGTAAAACAGCCATCGCCATTGATGTCATGGATCGTCAAGGCGGCAGTGCAGACGATGCCTTTTTGAGAGCGCAGGAATACCTGTTCGATTACGGTGATGTGCCGGATGTTGTCAGAGGATTACGGCAAAGCCCACTGGGTATTCCGTTCCTGACGTTCCAATACAAGGTGCTGCCGGTACTAGCAAAGACTGCACTGCGTAACCCTATGCGATTCGCCCCTTATGTGGCGCTTTCGTATGCGCTGCCAGCACTGTTTATGAATGCTTTCGACATAGACGATGATGATTATGATGAGATCAAGGCATCCATGCCCGATTACATCAGAGGCAATCCGGGTCTGATACCGTTGCCAGCCAGAGATGCCGAGGGCAGGTTACAGTTCTTGGATACATCTTACTTATATCCTTGGGGGTCGTTCACCAATCTCATCAATGGGGCTTTTGTCAGCGGCAAGAAAGCGGTTGGGGCAGGAACACCGTTAGAGCAGGGCATTCAGCTTAAAGATATTTCAAGCACACTTGGCATGTTCGGTGGCCCCGGCTGGTCGCTGTACGACATAAGCCAAAACAGAGACTCGTTTACAGATAGGCCCATCGTTAATCCGACTGATCCACTGTATATCAAGGAAGCTATCGAAAGACCTTTTTATAACAGAGGTAAGATCACCGATGCGATGTTCTGGGCAGCGAATCAATACTTGTTGCCGGGGTTCTTGAACACAGAATACGGCGCGGTTTCTAAAATCAACACTGCGTTGAAGGGTGATAGCAAACCAAATGGAGTCGCACCAGATACTCTTAATCAATCTATGTTCCGAATGCTTGGTTTAAACGCGATCACTCTTGACCCCGACCAGATACGTCTTTCGTTGCAGTATCTGGATAGAGAAGAAAGTCAAATCAAAACGGGTATCAACCGTCTGAAAAGAGATAAGACGTTATCCAGACCAGAAAAGAACAGGAGGATTAACGCACACTTCCAGACGTTGGAGCGATATAGACTGCAACGCAAGGCTATTATCGAAGCAGCAGCCACCACAAATCGAGTCACCAATAAGCTCAGAATACGAGATGAAAGAAAAGCTAGGGAGGGGAATCGACCATGAGTTTAGTCGGACAATTAATTGGGCCAGTTACAGGGCTGCTAGATAAGTTCATCGAAGACAAAGATCAGAAGAATGCGCTGGCACATGAGATCGCAACTATGTCAGAGCGTCACGCCCAAGAAGCTCTCAAGGGCCAGCTTGAAATCAACAAGATGGAGGCGGCACACAAGAGCTTGTTCGTTGCTGGGTGGCGACCTGCTATTGGTTGGATCTGTGCGCTGGGCCTGCTCTACAACACCATCATCGCCAACATAATCAGCATCTGGGTGGCTGTGCCAGAGGTAGATACAACGCTCCTAGTGCCCGTTATGATGGGAATGTTGGGGTTGGGTGCTATGCGTTCATACGAGAAGGTTAACTCCGTGGCGCGGGAGAAGTGATGAGCAAGCTAATCGAAATGATTAAGCGCCATGAGGGTGTTAAGTCAAAGGTTTACCTGTGCAGTGCTGGATTTGAGACCATAGGTGTAGGTAGAAATATCAGCGAGTCTGGCCTTGGGTTGTCTGATGACGAGATCGAATACTTGCTGGCGAATGATATAGCGCGTGTGAAGGAAGAGCTTGAAGACACATACTACTGGTTCAGCGGCATCAACGAGGCGCGGCAAGATGCAATGATTGATATGTGTTTTAACCTTGGTCTGACCAGATTGCGTGGCTTTGTGAAGGCTTTGGAGGCCATGTCGCGTGAGCAGTTCGATATTGCGGCAGACGAATTCATGGATAGTAAGTGGGCAAATCAGGTTGGGATGAGGGCGATTCGCGTTACGGAAATGATTCGCAGCGGAGAATATAATGTTTAAACGATACGCCAAGGGCGGAAAGGTAAAGAAGAAAAAGAGTAAGTCTCGCGTCAACGAGGCAGGTAACTATACCAAACCTGAGATGCGTAAGCGTCAGTTCAATAGGATCAAAGCTGGCACCAAGGGCGGGAAAAGTGGGCAGTGGTCAGCGCGTAAAGCCCAGATGTTAGCGAAGGCTTATAAAGATGCAGGCGGTGGGTACAAGTAATGCCGTTAAAGAAGTCACAGAAGTCGCTGAAGAAGTGGACAAAGCAGGATTGGGGCACCAAGTCCGGCAAGAAATCAACGCAAGGTAAGAAGGCGACAGGTGAAAGGTATCTCCCGAAGGCGGCTAGAGAGGCTCTATCAGACAAGGAGTACGCTGCCACTTCCAAAAAGAAACGAGCAGACACAAAGAAAGGCAAGCAGTTCTCCAAGCAGCCCAAGAAGATAGCTAAGAAAACAGCGAGGCATCGTAAATGAGTTTGACTGATGCAGAAAAGAACAGGCTCAAGAAGGTAGGACTGACAGGTTTAAACAAGCCCAAGAGAACACCAAGCCACAAGACCAAGAAGGGTGTTGTTGCTGTGCGTGATGGCGGGAAGATGAAGATCATCCGCTTTGGCGACCAGAAGATGGGCCACAACTACTCGGATGAAGCGCGTAAGAGTTTCAAGGCCCGTCATGGGAAGAACATAAAGAAGGGCAAAACATCTGCGGCTTTCTGGGCGAACAAAGTTTTCTGGAGTGGTAAGGGTGGCAGCAGAAAGTCACCACCTAAGTCGCAGAAGCAGAAGTTCGGGAAAGATTAGTGGCTATCAGCAGAGCGCAGCAGGGTAAGCAGACTAGGAGCGGCCCTGCGAAAAAGAGGTCACCCAATAATCGTTACCAAAAGAAACGAAAGTAAGTAGATCGTGGCAATGATGCCAATCCCAATCAGAACGCCTGCCTTTAACTCGTCTTTATTCACAAGCTCTCCCTAAGAACCCGCCTTCGGACACTCGGACGGGAACGAGCAGGAGAGAGTGTGGTTAGTTTCTCAGTCCGTCTTCATTATTTCCTGCTCTGCCACTCCATCGCAAGTCAGTAATTATAAGATTTGATTCGCCACATCCGGGGCATTGCTTTGGGTATGTTTGTTTAAACGATTTAATATCGCAATCTAAACACACAAAGTGCCATTCACTTTTCGATTTCTGTTTGGGATTCGTGGGGTTCGTCTTCACCATGTGTCCGTACTACTTTACGCTCAAGAAGTAGAGGTAGTCTAAGCCACGTTCCCCCGTTGTCTCTAGCGATCTCTTCAGCTTCCTCTCTCGTATCAGCTTCCACCTCTGTGTACTTGCATGTGATCTCATGCACAACGATGTGATACTTCATTTGAACTTGCCGCCTCTGAGCTTTATACGGCGATTGCCAGTTCGTTGTGAGTTGTTGATGCGGCCCGACACATTAGATTTCTTCTTTGGCATCGACTCTTCGTACTTAACCTCACCGAAAGGGACTTCCTGTATCTTGCCGCCACGCGCCAAGAACTCTTCTATTGTTTCTTTGGTCATTGTTGCTTCCAAAATCTACTAGCGATGGATACACGCTTCTTATTGCGTGGTGACGCAGTAGAAGGCGCTTCTGGGGCTTCTAACTGTATGTATATAGTGGCCCCTAGCGCACCTGCGATAGTCTCTACAGCCTCAAAGCTAGGCTTCCTCTTGCCCAACTCTACCTGACTGATGTACCCACGATTCATGCCTGACTTATCCGCAAGCTCCTGCAAAGACAGATTTTGATCTGCCCTCATAGATCGCAGCTTCTCCGTGTACCAAGTCTTCACGCTTGCACCTCACTCTCAAACAGCTTCAAGTGCTCGTTTAAACGCTCTCTGGCTTCCGGGTTGGTCTTTAGTTCTGATCGAGACTCGATGCCGCAGATAAATCTAATTACCTCTGCTGCATAGTTCTCGTCACTTTGATTCTCGTCTACGGCATGCCACTGATAGTAATTCATCCTTGCCCATTGGATGTACGACTCGTCCCTGCATATCAGGTTGGCCCTAGCCAACGCCTTCTCAATTTCGGTTGTGGCCCTTGGCTTAACGGGGTTCTCGTAGTCATCTATCTGGGCGCAAGCAAGCATGTATCGTTGCCCGATGGGGGCGGTAGCCATTTCCTTTGGGACATCATCGGGGTGAAGAACAAAGGACAGCACCATGCCGTCCTTCGTCTGGCGGTACGCATACTTCTTTGCTTCAAAACTCTCTGCTATATCTTCGCCTTTCATTAGTGCATCTCTCGCTCTGGCTCACAATCTCCACATGCCACATGCTTCAATACCACGACGGTCTTACCGCGCTGGGGAAATATGGCTGGATCGCCTCCATCAGTACGGTCAGGATCAAGCGGATTGACTATAGGTTCATCGTCTTCATTTCGTTCTACAAGCAAACCAAACTGGATCATGTCTTGAGCGTAAAAGAGAAGCTCGGCAAGATCGTTTGCAGACAAGTAATCAGCGAGATCCGCAACGCTATTACACTTGGAAAATCGACGGTGCTTAATCATCGTAAGCTCGTCAAATAAGTCAGCTTTTTCTTCAAGAAGATCGTCATTCATTTTGAATATCACATCGTCTTCCTCACGCGCAGCGTCAAGTTCTTTTTGATGCTCAATCTGCATCTGTGCAATCTGTTCACGATGTAGGAATGCAGCAGCTTCTAGCTCACTCTTTAATTCCTCGATGACATCATTCTTCGTCTTGTAGTATTTCTTCTTCGGTGCTGTCTTCGGTGCTTTCTTCTGGGTCATATCCCTTTCCTTCGTTGCGTTTAAACATTTCTATCCATGTAAGTGGGTCAATGCCTTCCATCGCCCACCACCTTTTCTCATTGCCATAAGCATGTAGGTGCCTGTGGTGGTCATCGCAGAGCGGGACTGCGTGTTGATCTCCGCTTCGCCTCATACCGCGCAACCCATCATCCTCAACAAATGTGAGGTGGTGTGCCTGCGCGGGGCGATAGCAAACCAAACAGCCATGCTCTCGTACCAGTTGCAGATACTTCCTGCTTCGTAGCTTCTTAGCCCAAGTCTTTTGTTTCAAAGTCTTTAGCTATCTTGCTGCCAATCTCGTAAAGCTCTTCGAGTTGGCGAACCCTTTCAAGTGAAGCGTCCAACCGTTTGTCGATCTCGATCAGCAAATCCTCATCGTCAATGTGGTGCATCTCTTGGATCTTCAACACCGTAGCGTTGATCTGGTTTAGCTTCAGTCTTGCGTTGCGCTCTGCAATCTGCGACTCACTGAGCCGCTCATGCAGATCCATAACGTGTGCTTTGATCTTGCTCATACGAACTCCTTACATACCAAAGTCCGAAAAGTCTGCATCATCAGCCAGTTTTTCGGTAGCTGCTTTACCAGCAGACTCCTTTTTAGCCTTGAGTGTTACCCTGATATATGGCTGACCAGCTTTAGACACGTTCTTGTAGCCGTTCAGATAATACTCAACGCCCTCTACTTTGATGTCGCCCTGCATGTCTGCATGCCAATCTTCTTTCTTGTCCTTGTTCTTAAACAATGCGCCAGATTTTTCGTTATCGTATTCCATTAGAATGGTAAGTCCTCGTCTTCTGTTGTTGGTTTCGTTGCCAGTTGTGCTAGTCGCCCCTTGATCTTGTTAGCAAATGCATTCCAATCAGGGTGCCCTTCGTACTCTTTCTTGAGTGAGGGAAAGTGCTGACCCATGACAGCCTTCGCCTCCTCCGTTGTCTCCACAGATGCAAGCTCATCAATCAGAACATCTGTGTTCTGCTTGAAGAAGTCCTCCGATGTGGGCACAACATCTGTCTTGACAGGCTTCGCTTTTGCCTTTGCTTTTGGTGACACGCCCTGCTTCTCTTCAATGGCGTACTGCACCTCATCTCCGCTGGCGTATTCGCCCCCACCTAGCCCTAATGCAGCGAGTGCTCGACCTATGGCAGAGGTAGCGCAGTTCTCTGTTGCTGACTTCTTATTGATAGGGCCATCGTTGCGGAACTCTTCTGCCCAATCGTTAGAAATCAAGTGCCATACATTGCCATCACGGACATGGACTTGAGCCTCGATCAGAACGCGATTCTCATTAGAGGTGTGGATCTTGGTGGTGATTCTCCCTTTGTCTCCATATGCCTTACGGAAAGCCACAACGCGAGTAGTGACCTGCGCGTAGAGTTTTCCCTTGATATTGATCTTGTCGGAATCGGACAATGATTCCATGTGATTGATTGCTTCAAGCAGCTTGTTATCACTCAACACTATTCTCCTGTTTAAACGTTGCGAATTGGTCGCAGTAATCAGACACATCACAGAACTGCTCGCATCGTAAAGGTTGTCCTCGACGGTGATCTATTGTGTGTTTGTCTGCGTCTTTCTGAGCGGCGATGAATGTCTCCGCTTCCTCTTGCGAATCGAATACACGCACTGCGCGTACCCGCTTCTCCTTCATCACGGCAAACTTGTCATCACGCAACCAACGTTCTTCGTCGGTGCAGTCAGGTAGATTGCCAGCCCTAGCCTCTTCATGTGCAGCGATACGCTCCATCACAAACGCTTCAGTCTGCTCGATGGGCCAGAGCGGGATGTCTTGGATAAAGATGTCTTGAGATGGGTAGTCAGGCTTTCGAGCAGCCTCATGCTTACTCCAATCCTTGACGAAGTTGATGATCTGAAGGCCGCTTACCTTGATGCCGTTCTTGTGTGCGATGTATGCGTAGATGTTGAGTTGCTTCTCATCGCTATCATTGTTCATCACGCCATACGCTTTGCGCGTCTTGTAATCCTGTAAGACCCTTGTGCCATCCGGTTGCACATGCTGTACGTCTATGGCACCTGATAACTTTATGCCGCTTACAGAGCAGTACAGGCGCTCCTCGGTGATGAAGTCAGGGTGCTTGGAGTCTTCGAGAATGGAATGCACGGCGGTGCCGAACAGAGTCCATAGATTCTGAGACACATCACGGAACATGATGTTGTTGGGATCGTCAAACAATGCAGCCATGCGCGGTGGGCGCAGTAAGCCTGTAGCTGAGTACGAGGCATCGCCCCGACTGTAGGAGTCTTTAGTGAGTGCAGCCGCTAGAGGCGCAGGCAGACCAAGCTCGTTGGTGTAGTTCATGTGTTACCCTGTTGCGAAGGTTGTGTGACGATAAGAACATATGGATAGAAAACAAGTCAAGCTAATTATTTTCGGATCTGCACAATCCAAAGCAAACAGCAGGCGGCTGGTCACGTTTGGTGGCAGACCCCGCATCATCAAGAGCAAGCCTGCTTTGCAGTTTGAGAAAGATGTGAAGGCACAAGTGCAGCCAATGGATGAGATGCTTGAGGGAGACCTGTCCTTCCACGCCGACATCTATTACCCCAGCCGTAGGCAGGATCTCGATCCCAGTATTCTGCTTGATGCGCTACAGGGTTTGATCTACGCCAATGACCGGCAGTTTAAACAGATAAGCAGTTGCAGGTATCTCGACAAAGAGAATCCGAGGTCAGAGATATGGATCAAGGAAATAGATCACGACGAAAATGGCCCACCCCCAAGCGACGGGGTATGAGGGTAGGCCGTCCTTCGCAACAAAGGAGTCATTTCTATAGAGATAGAGTTGACAGATGAATTAAACCTGTGCTTTTTTAATAAAGCAAGGAATCGCGCAAGGGGGTAAGACCGCATCTGGCGCGTAATAAATTAGCGGTAATGTCCATGCTCGGCTCCGTCCGATGTGACACTCTCTCTCCACCATCCTCAAAATGAGGGGGGTTTGGGGGGAGCGTCCTTCTCTTTCCATCCGATGTGTTAAATATAACATTATAGATATGTATCTATATGCAGTGATGCACCTAAGCAACAAGGAAATATCGTGAGACCAGTATACGAAAGTAATGCTGACAAAGAGCGCGAGCGAAAGTTAGCAAGTGTCGTAGCCAAAAGATGGCAAGTTGACGCAAAAGAAAATCCAAAGATGTATCCCATCGACTACTGCTTTGTTAACAGCAAAGGAGAGGTCGAGGGGTTTGGCGAAATGAAAGTTCGCACACACAAATTTGGCACCTTTCCAACATACATTTTGTCAGTTCATAAGGTCGCGGATGCGAAAGCACTTGCCAGCGCGACGGGTAAGCGTGTAATTTTAATCGTGCAATGGAGTTGTGGAACCATTGCAACGTTAGATCTAGACACAACACCAACCAAGGTTGAGTGGGGTGGACGGAAGGATCGGGGTGATGGTCAGGACATGGAGCCTATCAATCATTACGCCTTGGATGATTTCACAATCGCAACAACAGGAAACTAAACATGAGCGAATACGCTTTCGACGGGAACACAATCAAGCTAAAGCAAGCCGACTATGATCGGTGGATCAAAGCCTTCAAAAACATACCGAACCTAGATGCAGTTCTACAAAGCCGAGATGATTGGCTGACGTATGATGCTGAGATCAAGACGCAACAGCGTTGGTTCTTGAGTACCTCCGCATATCTGGCAAGCCAAGACAAGAAGGCTGCGCTGGAAAACAAGAGAGATCTGAGTGGTCGTAAGGTAAATCCTGACGGCACGGTTCGATTCAAAACGGCCCCGTAACGTGGGCTTCTACGATGAGTTGGCAAGCCTAGGGTTTGCCTCCCGCGATCTGCGCGAGGGTCAGAGCAAGATTCTGTGCCCGTCATGCAGTGATACCCGCACAAAAAATAAACACGAAAAGTGCCTGAGCATGTCCATCGACGGAGAGGGGGCGCAGTGGCGCTGCCATCACTGTGATTGGGAGGGCAACGTCTGGAGAAATACAATGCAAAGTCCGTTTAAACAGAAGGTGGAGAAGAAGGTTCCGAAGATTCCTGACCTGAATGAGTTGAGTGAAGGGGTAGTGAAGTGGTTCGCCAAGCGAGGAATCTCTGAAGCCACGCTGGACATGGCTGGAGTTGAATCGGGTGAGGCTTTCATAGGTGGGGAGCGCAAGAACGCAATCGCATTTGTGCATAGAGACAAGGATGGCAAGACCATCAACGTGAAATTTCGCACACGAGACAAGGAGTTCAGCCAGATCAAGGATGGGCATCGCTTGCCGTATCTCTGGAACATGGTGAACACGGATGAGCCGCACCTCATTATCACGGAAGGCGAGGTCGATGCGTTGACCTGCCTAGAGGCGGGACTGAGCAATGTCATCAGCGTACCCGATGGTGCGAGCGACAAGAAGCTCAATTGGATTGACGAGTTGAACGGTGAGTTGAATGGGTTCAAGAGGATTGTGCTTCTCACGGACGGGGATTCCGTGGGCATAGCTATGCGTAACGAGCTTGCGCGTAGGCTAGGGAGGCACAGATGTTGGCGGGTGGAGTGGGACGAGGGATGCAAAGATCCGAATGATGTGTTGATTGGGTACGGGAAGGAACGCCTGCGTGAGTTGGTAGAAACCGCAGAGCCGTGGCCCTTGAAGGCATTGCATGAAACGAAAGCCTATGCCGATGATGCGTTTGCTCTATTGAATGGTGAGGTGAAGACGGGGATCTCGACAGGGATTACCGCGATGGATTGGAATTACAAGGTGAGGGCTGGTGAGCTAAACATAATCTCCGGCGCTCCGGGCGTTGGCAAATCAGAATTCATGGATCAGATCTGTTTAAACCTTGCGTCAGAGCATGGCTGGAGATTCGCGGTTTGCTCGTTTGAGAATCCAGTTGATGAGCACATCAACAAGTTGGCTGCTAAGTACATACGCAAACCTGCGTGGGATACACAGTCTGGGCAGAAGATGAGCCATGAGGAGTGGGGCAAGGCGGTAGGATTTATCGGTAGCCATTACTACTGGATACGCTCAGACGATGAGGCACCCACTGTGGATTGGTGTTTGGAGAATGCGACTGCTTGTGTGCAGCGATACCCAAACGTGCGCGGGCTGATCCTTGATCCGTACAACGAGTTCGAGCATCGCAGACCAAGCGGGTGGACAGAGACCGAGTATGTGTCGCAGATGCTTGCAACATTGAAGCGTTGGGCAGCAGCCAACGAGTGCGCGATCTTCCTTGTGGCGCACCCTGCGAAGCTGAGAAGGAATCAAGACGGTTCGTTCCCAGTGCCAGAGCCATACGACATTGCTGGATCAGCAAACTTCTATAACAAAGCGGATAACATTTTGATTGTGGAAAGGGATTTCACGGAGGGTTCCGATGACATTCGGATTCATGTGAAGAAGATTAGGTTTAAACAGAGCGGGAGGGTTGGTTGTGTTGAATTGAAATACAACTATACCGATGGGACTTACCGCTCACCTGTGAAGATGAGCGGATAGGTGGATGGGGGGCGTAGCCCCCTATATTTTCTGGCCTAGCATCTCTTCGATCTCACGGATCGTTTCGTTGCGTTGCTCCTGCGTCTGCAAGATCCCGACCTTATCGTCAATGTAGTCCTTGTCTCCAAGGGCATCGACGGCCTTGATGACTTCATCGTTCATCTTCCATTTCAAGAAGTAGACGTACTGCCTACTCACTCCCTCTCGATCAGCGATCTGTGCAGGTTTCTCGTTTAAACGCAGTGATTCTTTGATTCGCTTGGTACGCTCTGACTTGTTGAAATCAACAACGTATCGCTTCACCTCATCGTACTTGCTGACACCCATGTGAGAGCGAAGCTCGTTGCGTACTGTGGACGGAGCCACGCCCACAACATCTGCGATGTCTTGCAGCTTCTTGCCTTGCTCACGCATGTGCATGGCTGCATCTATCCAAGGCTTATCCATCAGTAGTCCTCCGGCATCAGCATGGTCAGGGTTTCGTGACCAGCATCGAGGATCAGATAGGTACGCAGATCTAGGTTGCCTGCCTTCGGGTTCTCATCGAAGGGGTACACCCCGATCATCATCAGACCAGAGCGCAGGTTCTCTTCGTTCTCCTGCACATCTTCTTCGTTAAGGGTTCCGTAATCCGCCTCGGCAAACCGCCTGAGACAACCAGTGACATAGCCGTTTAAACACGATTTGTCTCTGAAGTATTCGATCAGATGGCTTTCGCAGTTGGCAGTGAGAGCAAATTGTTCAAGCCTTGCGAACACATCCGAGTGTGGTTGCATCAACACTCGATCACGATCCCGCATTGGTTCTTGCGTCACGCCCTCGCGTAACGTGTTGCCCTGCATATCTACTACATCACCCATTGTCTTTGCTCCTTATCTCAGCGATGAGGTTGTCTGCTAGGTCTGCGACCTTGACCATCCCATCGTCACGCTTTCTCAGCTTCGCTGTTTCTTTCTCTATCATCTTGATGATCTTCTCTTCGCCAAGATCCTTGGCAATCTTCGATAACTCTTTGATTTTCATTGTGTCTCCAAATGTTGCGAGGCACAGGCGGGATCTCTCCCGCACTGCTCTCGGAAATCAATCTCATGTGCCAGCCCAAACGCCGCGATAAGCAGCGCGACTAACACACCTGTCTTACAATTTTGGGCGCAAGACGTACCCTCAGTGCATGACTGATTCCATTTGCTTGTCGTTGTCCATGACGATGCTGATCTCATGTCTGGTTACCTCTCGTTCTAAAACCAATATGAGCGACCACATGATCTTTGTTTGAAGATCGAGCGGTATCTCCATGTCCCTCACGGTGTTCACGATCTCGCGGGAGATGTGTCCGTATACTGCATGAAGCATGACATGCGGATCTTTCACATCGGCAAGCAAGTCTTGTGCGTGTCGCTGAGTCTCTTCGACCATGCGATTGATTTGTTCTGTGATCTTATCCATGAGAAACCTTCTCCTGTAGTTGCGTCAAAGTTTCGGATAGCTGGTGCGAGCGCACCTCTATCCATTGCGTCATTGGGTGAGTGACTATCTCGTCATCCTCCCGTCTTTCTAGGTATTGCCGACCGTTCTTTGTGAAGACTCGGCCCCCAACGCCTAATGATTTCAGCACTGCGTTTAAACGAGACTGTGTTGTTTTGGTGTGCCAACCAGCGTTGGTGATCCACACCTCACCTGTCTCGTTGTTGCGCCAAGCGATGGCATTGCCATGCAGGTACAGCGTGTTGTCATGTGACTCCGTGTTCGCCAGCTTGCCATCCCAGCCTCGGACAAACCTGCCCACGATCTTTTCTTCGATGCCATTCATTAGTCGAACCTCGCTACTTTTGAATTACCTTCTTCGTCCCGAAGGGCGATGATCCCTGCCTCGTACACGATGCACTCCAGATCCATGTCGGACTTGCTACGCGCCCTCATAATGAGGATAGGGTCTAGGTCTGGGTCTTCCTCATATGAGCTTATGAGGCGGCTCTGCGGCCCTATGGTGCTGGGCCAAGGGTATTCGTTGAACCCTCCGAATCCGTAGTTCTCGTCCATGATCTTGGACACACTGTCCAGATCAGTTCCCTGCTCAATACCTGCGAGGAAGAAGTCGGGAATGAACCCTGCACAATGCACCATTCCGTGCTTGTTCATGTTGGTGTGTGCTTCGTTGGGATCAAACGTCCATGAAAGCATCACGTTGGATGGAAGTATCGTTATCTCTGTCTGCATAGCAGCTCCTTGTTGCGTTTAAACATTTTCAAAATTAGGGGGTTATCGTTGCTTCGTGTTCATTCCAAGCTCTTGGTTCAACTCCTCGGCATACTCCTTGGAATAAACCTCGCGGCTGTTGAACACATAGATCGGAAAGATCCCTTCCCATGCGAACATATGATACTGATTGCTGGTATCTACCAGCCGCTCTTCTGCTGGATATAACTCAACGCCCTCCCAGTGATCGCCTAGGACGGCATTTTTGATGCGTTGCTTGGCCCTCCAATCGCCAAGCGGCTCGCGGTCTATGCGTTTGAATGATAGGTAGGTTGGGGTGTTGCCCTCAAAGCCATGCTGCTCATCCCACAGGACGCGCCGCACTACTTGGAACATGGGTGACAGGTAGCACTTGGACTCGGCATCTTCCTGCGCCAACACCTCGGCGTTGTGCCTGATATGGGCATCAGACCAAACGGCGGGGGCATTCTTCTTGATGAGCGGCATCATCTGCTCGACGGTGCGCCTTGGCATAGGCACCTCTTCAAAGATGAAGTCCTTGTCTGTGTACACTTCCATGCCTAATCCTCCAACTCAACTAAGTGCTCGAATGATTGTTTAAACACCTCAACCAAGTGATCGTAGTCACCTGACATCATGTTCGAGATTATCGGATCGGGACTGTCGCCCGTCTGCTTGCATATGTTTCGGGCTATGCCCATCAACGCAAACGCATTTCCATCAGGGCCACTAAGGTCTATTCGTATCATCACTCTGTCTCCTTGTTGCGAGTGTTACTAAAGTCTTTTCAGTTCGGGATTAACAAGTCCCAACAGCAACCCGACATCATTAGCCATGCTATGGTCGCCCACAGAATCGAAGTGACTCTGCGCTGCTACGGCAAGATTCCGAATGATATTTAGCTGATCCGCCTCTAGCTTGTACGGACGCAAGCTCTTTCTCAGGCTGTCGGTTGTGTAGGCGTTTTCAAGGCTCGAACCGAAGTGGGTTCCGTCTTCGTTGTATTTCGTCATGTCGTTTTCCTTGTTGCGTTTAAACGGCTTGTCTCATCAGTGCGCCGGTAGCCAACCGACACAGACCGCCAGAGGCGGTTTCGACTATGTTTCCAAAGACGCTCCGGTATCGAGATCCCACTGATCCACTAGCTTGTAATAAATCTTCGCAAGGTGTTTGCGCTTCGCTCGATTGAAGGATGGGGTCTCAATGTATGGGTTGTGATCCACATCCTGTTTCGCCATTTGCTCTAGCAGGTGTAAGAGTTCGCCTCGCGCTGCGTCGAGGGGGGTTTCGTTGTAGTGATTACGCATGGTTTCTCCTTGTTGCGTTGTGTGTTACTAATGTATTACAATGGGATCGTGTTGTCAACCCCTGTTGCAACTTGATCGTTGTCTTCATACAAACCGTCTATGTCTCCAGCGAAACCGTCGCACAAAAACTCAGAGTCTTCAGGCTCGTTTACGCAGTCGCCGCCGCAATACTTACATTCGATTTGGTTGCTGTTGTCATTGTATTCAGCCATGTCGTTCTCCTTGTTGCGTTTAAACAGTACGCATATTTGCGTAATTCTTACGCTGCCTCGGTGTTGGCAGCGCATTCGTTCCAATGTCCCAGCACTGTATCCAGTGCCTCGTCCATCGTGTAGTAGCCCTTGTCGCCGTACATCGGGGGGATGTACATGGCATCGGCAGGCAAGTCATCGAACTTCTTCACTCTGCCATAGCCGCTCACATATCCTGAGTAGGTGAACTCCATGATGCGGAAGCAAACTCGGCGCAACATGGATGGATGTGCCAGAGCGAAGGCGATGCGGTCAAGATCAAGCACTTCGTCAGCACGTTTGACCGTGATGAAGATGCGCTGCTCGTCGTGATCGTAGCCCTCGGTGTCAGATCGCTGGCAGGCAATCAACTCCACACGCTGACCAGACTGCTCGATCTGGTCGATCAGGGCGACAATGGCAGAGCCTTTGCGGATCATCGCGCTGGCCTCGGTGCTTGATGTGGCTCCGATGTCAGCGTAGATCTTGACGATGGGCATAGCGTTGCGGTTGCTGGTATCGTCCATCCAGACCATGTGATTCGGGACACCAGCGCAGTAGCTTGGGATGCAAGCTCGCTGACCGGCTACGCCGTACTCCCAATCAGGACGTTTAAACGATGCCTGCTTTGCCTTAGCAAACTCAACGCCAGATCCGATAGCGTCGCGCCCTTCGTCCCAGCCGCTGATCGCAGTCTGCACTGCATCACCGAAGGTGCGAGTGCCGTAGAACTCCTTGGCTTCGCGGCCCTCTTTTTTGGTGCTGGCTAGGCCATCCCAGCCCTCGTTGGGTTCGCGGTGCATGTCAGCCATGCACTCGTCCCAGCTTGCGTTGTACTCGATGACCTTGGTCATTACGCTGCCTCCTGTAGTGCGTCGATGATAGAGAAGTCAACACCGTCCAAGACCTTGGTCTTGTCTGTGTCGCTCCAACCCTTGTCGAAGATCAAGGCGCTCATTACAGAGCGGAATGGCATACCAGCAGCCAGTGCCTTAGCGCCCTTGATAGAAGCCCTTGGGCTTACCACAAAGCGCATCTTGTGATGCTCAACCTGTGCCCTGATCGCTTGCACCAGATCAACCCATGCATCATTGCCAGCGATGCTACGCTCTAGCGCCTCGTCGTATCCCATCGGGATATAAGCGAAGCGGTCAAGTGTTGCCGCATCCATTGGATTGCGTCCCACATACTGGGCTGATGCACCATGACCGAAGGTGTTGGCTGATGCGATGATTCGGAAATCAGCGTGACGCTCGACCAGACCGCAGGGGAAACTAGCGAAGTCATTCGCTAGAGCAGCGTTGAGAGACAGCAAAGCGTTGGGATTGCTTGCGTCCATCTCGTCCATCAAGACGAGACCGCCATGTTTAAACGCCTTGTAGAACTCGGTCTCAACGTAGTTGCCATTGGCATCGTTGTAGCCTAGGAACTCGAAAGCCTGACCGATAGCGCCGTAGCAGTAGAACGGAGTGTCCAGCGCCTCGGCTATCTGCTTTGCGATGCTGGTCTTACCAGAACCAGCAGGGCCGACGATATACGCTGGCTCACCCATCGCTACCCAATCGAGGACAGAGTGGAACACTTCGTGAACTCGGCCCTTGATCTGGATCGGATCGCCATCGTTGATGGTGATCTGGTGGGTGATAGTCTGCGTTGATGCAACCAGCGCCTTGAGATCCTCGATGTCCCCACGGAGATCTTCGATCACCTTGGCTGACATAGACTCGATGTCACCCTGTGACAGCGTAGCAGCCCCAGCATTGGGGCCATGCAGCCATAGGCTGACCTTCGCCTCTTCGGGCATCGTGGCTGACATGCGGTACATGGTAGCCAGCAGCGCCAGCTTGGAGCGATGCGCTGGGGTCACAATGTCGCCCTCTGACCGTAGGTCATTGAGAACCTTGCAGATTTTGTTAAGACGTTGGTGATGCGAAGCATCGAGTGTGGTAGTATGATCGAACATGAAATGTTCTCCTTGTTGCGTTTAAACGGATCAGGTTGAAAGCTAGTCAGCGACTAGCGTTCCGGCGAGGTGACATGCTGGGCATGTTGACTCGGGGGTAATCTTCGATTGCCACTTGGCTGACACTCTGGCGGTGAAGCCGCAGTCACTGCATTGCAGTTTGAGCATACGAGTGCCTTGCTTCTTGCGAAGCGATGGGTCGATCTTGGCATGGGGGTAAACCCCCAAGATGTCAGCGATCTCGGCCAGTGTGTCCAGCAAAGCTGGTGATGCGGGGGTTTGTGTCATAGGGCCAGTGAAGCCTACGGCTTTGGCGATTCGGGCAAACTCACCTCGGTGACCACATTCGATACCGGCCCAAACATGAATAAATTCATGTAGCAGGATACGAAGAACCTCGACGGGTTCATCTATGATGGGGTTGATGCAGACTTCCATAGTTCCATCGGAACTGACACTTGCATCGAATGCCTGACCTAGCACGACCTTGCCGGTCTTCGACCCACGATACCCGATAGGGAAGCCGCAGGTGACTCGATAGCGTCGTGATTGCCAAGCGTCGGGTGAGATACCAGCACTGGCAAAGACCATCTCAAACAGTAAAACAAGCGCAGCTTGTAACCATTCTTCTCTAGTAGTGTATGACTGCATAGCAGTTCTCCTTTGTTGCGATTGATGTAATGAACACAATCGAAAGCATTCTTTGAATGCTCTCTGTTGTATGCACAACATTCGTAAATCTATCGTCTCGTCCAGATAGCTTCGCTATCCTTCTGGTGCGCCACGGGCCTCATGCCGATCTGCGTTCACACCGAGCCGGTTTACGCCATTGACGATCTTGTTAGCCTCCAGAGTAGATGTCTCCCGACATCTGGAGGTGACTCCACCGCCCCGACATCCTTTTCCCAAGCCTTCGCAGAATTGCCTTGCACACAATTCCAGCTTGCTACGTCCCGATCCGCCGTGAGATCGAAACACCGATACCTGATCGGAGGTGGTCTACACCCATTCAGTTGCATAAAGCTGCCGCCCCGCATCCGGTTGACGGTGAGCTGACCTGTTGAGCGGTCAATCCGTCGATGCCCCACCATTAGGCCCAGCTTTCGTTTAAACTGTCAACTAGTTTTTTCCAACTGGGTTTTTTACCCTAAAGGGTAAGTCGAGGAGTTTAAACGGGTCGTAGGCGTAATGGGTAAGCAGGTGACGGTGAAGGAGCGCCTATTTGCTAGGTATGTGGCCGAAGGCCGTACACAAGCAGAGAGTGCGCGTATGGCTGGCTATGCCAGTAATCCAGACAAAAAGGGTAGTGAGTTGGTTAAAAAAGCAGAAGTCGTAGACTTAATCAATCAGCGGGGCGCTGAATTAGCCGAGGATCGGGCTGTTTCACTTAGTGAACACCTCGATACACTGGCCGCTTTGCGTGATGATGCGCGAGACGCTGGGCAATATAGCTCTGCTATACAGGCCGAGCACCACCGAGGGAAAGCCTCTAGGCTTTATGTGGAGCAGCAGGCGGTGGTTCGTGCTGATGCCGACTCACCTTCGGTGATCTTGGAGCGTTTAAACGGATTGTTGTCTCGTGATCCCGTCGCAACGCAGGACTGACGCGCATAATGCGCCTAGGAGTCCCATGCATAGCGCGTTTACACGCACCGGCAGACCCCCACACACCCGCACACAGCGCAGGAGTCCCGCACATACACATACATACAATTATCTACAGTCGATCACCCCACTTTACAAACCCCACCCCTTAAAACGAAAACGATTATTGACAAAAATAGTGCGTAAAATTTTATATTTAC